AAAAGATATGGGATAGTTACAGACGCAGAATGTTCAATAGATGCCAATGACCAAATTGTTCTGTCTACAAATACAAAAACGGTGATAAATAGTCCTTTAATATATCTCGGACAGTATAATGAATCTAACGAGCCAGCAATTTTGGGACAAACATGTGTAAATTGGTTATATGACCTTTGTGAATGGCTTGAAGAACATACTCATTGGTATAAACACACCCATCCACATGTCGGAAATCCGTCAACAGAACAGACTCAATTGAGTATCCAAATTGATAAATTAACTATATTAAAAAATAATTTGAACAAGATGTTGAGTCGTAGAGTATTTTTAACGGGTGGTGGGTTTGCTCCGGGTGCGAACGGAGTTGCTCCCGTAGGATTTTCCGAAATTACTCCCACCGTTATAAATGTTTCAACCGGAGAAGGAGTTCCAAATGGGTTCAAGGGAGTAAATAAAAGATTATAATCAATAAAATAAATTAAATGTTTATTTAACATATATTTATATATTAATATGAAAACTGAAGATTTTAAGAAACTTATACGTGGAATTATTCAAGAGGAATTAAAAAAGGAGTTACCTGTTTTGATACCTAAAATATTGGCTGAAATTTCTGCTCGAAAGGCAACCACGCCGAGAATTGTTGAAACCAAACGACCTGTGGCACCAGTTCAGCCGAAAGCTCCCATTAGATACTCATCAAATCCGATGATAAATGAAGTTTTAAATCAGACCAAACTTAAATCCACTGGAGATTCTTATGTGGGACTTGATTTAGAACATGATATGATTATGCCACAAGCCCCAATTTATGCAATGGCATTAAATGATGACCAACCAGTTCTAAATGAATCTATCGAACATTCTGTGGAAGAATCATATGAATCCCCTGTTCCACCAGTCTCTACACAAGCCCCCATCATGAAAAGCATAGTTAAAGATTACAGAAGTCTACTTAAAGCTGTTGATGAAAAAAAACGTGGAGGAGCATTTAATTCGGGGATGGTAGGAATGATGTAATATGCCGCAATCTTTAAACCCGATAGGCATAATCCTTCCTATAAAAAAAGGAAACTCTGGTTATTTTAATCAGTCATTTGATACTGTATCGCAAGTCAAATCAAACATAATAAATTTGCTCAGAACTCGGCGTGGCGAGAGAAGATTTCAACCATTTTTCGGAAGTGGGCTTATAAATGCAATTTTTGAACAAAATTTAAAGGATTCTCCTGATATTTTAAAACAAATTGTAATAAATGACATTAATGCTTGGATACCTAACATTACTGTGATTGGAGTAGATTTATCTCTGCCAAATGATGATATTAATAATTTAACGGATATTTATACAATACACATACAAGTAAAATTTATGGTAAATAATGTTACTGATAGTGTAAACTTAATATTGCAAGAAAATACCATTTAATTATGTCCGATGTAATACAGAAAAATTTTAGTAACGCCGCTCAAAAAGATGTTAAATATCTTAATAAAGATTTTGGAACATTGAAGAATGAGCTTATAAATTATTCTAAAACGTATTTCCCAAAAACATATAAAGATTTCAATGATGCATCACCCGGAATGATGTTCATGGAAATGGCGGCATATGTTGGGGATGTATTGTCTTATTATATTGACTATCAATTCAAAGAAAGTTTATTACCATACGCCGAAGAAAAAAATAACGTAATGGCTTTATCCAAATATTTAGGATATAAGGCATCACCATCAAAAGCCTCTAAAGTTGATTTAGATATTTATCAATTGGTTCCTGCCGTAAAGGGAATTGATGGAAATTATATTCCAGATGTCACCTATTGTCTAAACTTACGAGAGTATCTGGAAGTGAAAAATTCCAATGGAGTTAATTATATCACAAAAGAATCTTTAGATTTCTCCGTGAATACGGCTCTTTCTCCACGAGAAGATGTAGTTTATAGTCGAGATAGCTATGGAATACCCACATTCTTTTTAATTAAAAAATCAGTCACGGCAATCTCTGGAAAAGTTATAACAAGAAGCTTTACCATAGGAAATTCTACTCCATTTTATAAATTAGCATTACCTGAGAATAACGTAATTCAGATACTAAATGTAACAGATGCCAATAACAATTTATGGTATGAAGTGGATTATTTGGCACAAGATTTAGTTTTTACGGAAGTTGACAACACATACACTAATGACGGCACGTATTATACTTATCAAACACAAGTTCCTAAATTAATTAAAAGTTTAAAAACTAGTAAAAAATTCGTTGTAAATGTAAATTCAGACAATTCAACATATTTAGAATTCGGTCCCGGAGTTGACGGATATTCCAATGAAGTAATTTATCCAACGGCGGAATTGGTTGGAGTGGGACTTCAAAATATAAATAAATTAGGATTGTCGTTTGATTCTTCAACGTTTTTAAAATTGGGAGGTTACGGACAAGCACCAGCAAATACAACATTAACGGTAAGTTATATAGTTGGTGGTGGTGTAGCTGCAAATTGTCCCGTTGGAGATATTACAACAATATCATCTGTGAATTTTACCAACAATATATCAGGATTTAATGCGGCTCAAAAAAGTTTATTTCAGACCGTGCAAAATTCGCTAAAAGTAAACAATCCTAGTCCCGCAACGGGCGGTGGCGATGGTGATAGCACAGAACAAATACGACAAAACGCCCTTGCGAATTTTTCAGCCCAAAACCGAATGGTGACAGAAGATGATTATATTTCACGAATATATAGTATGCCGGCTCGTTTCGGTTCAATCCCTAAAGTGTGCGTTAAATCTGATTCAAATTTAAATGTTCAAAACATTACAAATGGATTTGTCGATTATTCAAATGTAGCAACTTTAACGGACAAAGCTAAAACTAATTATTATCGCAAAGTTAATTACGATTCATCTAATCCGTTTGGTTTAAATTTGTATATATTGGGGTATGATAATAATAAAAAATTGACCACTGTAAACAACGCTGCTATACAAAATTTAAGAGAATATTTAGGAAAATATAAAATGATTAATGATGGTATTAATATCATTGATGGATACATTATAAACATTGGAGTTGATTTTCAAATATTAACATATTCTAGCTACAATAAACAAGAAGTTTTAAATAATTGTATTCAAAAAATTCAAGAATTTTTCAACATAGACAAATGGTATTTCAATATGCCAATCAACGTCGGCCAACTTCAACTAGCCATAGCTCAAGTAGAAGGGGTTCAGTCCGTAACTAATATAAAAATTAAAAATTTAACGGCAAACGATGGTGATTATTCACCATACGAATACAATTTAGACGAGGCCACCATCAATAATATTATATACCCATCGTTGGATCCTTCAGTGTTCGAAATTAAATTTATGGATAGTGACATAAAAGGGTCGGTTTTTTAATCACTTTCATTAAAAATATCTATTTATTAGATAGATATGCATACTTTTATTTATCCAAAGCAAAATTCTTATATAACGAATGAATCGGGTTATGAGAATAAAAATTTTAGTTTAGATTCCATTTTGGAAATCAAATCCATTAATACATTGGATAAAGTGTATAATTATTACGTAACTCAAAGCATTTCTTCTTCAATAAGCGAAAGTTGTGGTAAAATATATGGATTCACAGGAAGACTGGATGGAAATATATCGGGAATTGCAACCTATTCGGAGACTTACATATCTGGAACGGCAGTCATTTCAACTAATGTGTATAACGGATATTACAACGGCGGAACCTTAATAGCATATTCAGGTAGTTTGAGTGGAAGTGTGTCGGGTTCAATTTCGGGGAGTTTAAGTGGAAGTTCAATATACATAACAGGAAATATTGTTGGATTTACGGGAAGTTTAGTAGGGCATTTGGTGGGAACTCAAAGCATATATCAACCATATATAACATATACTCCAGTTCCCGTTGCTTCTCGTGCTTTAATGAAATTTGATTTGACGGAAATATCAAAATCTATATCTTCTGGAGATATCGATTTATCTTCATTAAAATTTTCCTTAAACTTAAAAGCAGCCAATGCCAAAGAATTGCCATTAAAATACAACATAATTGCATATCCACTACTTCAAGATTGGAATATTGGCACGGGAAGATATCAATTGGGCGGGTCAGACGATGGTGTTAGTTGGAATTATTCAGATTTTAACGGAGGAACTTCATGGACATTGGAAGGTTCATATTTTAACTCAAGTAGCCTATACAGCGGTTCACAGCAATTTAATCACAATGATTCCGATGTAAGAATGGATGTATCTAATATGGCATTGGGGTGGATAAACGGAAATATTGTCAATGACGGTATGATGCTATGGACTTCATTGGAAAGCTCCAGTCAATTTACAAACAATTTGTTGCAATTTTTTAGCACAGAGACAAACACTATATATTCTCCGTATTTAGACGTATATTGGGATGATTCTGTATATACAACAGGAAGTTTGAATTCCATTGAGTCTTTTAGAGCATTTAACTTAATCGTTCAAGATTTGTTACCTGAATATAAATTTGGAAGTATCGTTCGTGTGAATGTGTTTGCCCGAGATAAATATCCTTTGAAAAATTTTGTAAAATCCACACAATTCAGTCAATTTACAACATCCAGTTGTGTTACCACTAAAACCTATTATTCTATAAAAGACAATGAAAGCGAAGAAATATTTATAGATTTTGATGAAGGTTCGAAATTAAGCTGTGATGGAAATATAAATTATTTCTTATTTGATACAACAGGATTGGCACAGGAAAGATATTATAAAATTTTATTAAAAACTGTTTTGTCCGACGGACGAATAGATATAATAGACAATGGGAATGTATTTAAGATAGTAAGATGAATAAATTTGAATCCAATATTAAAATGTTTTTAACGAAAAATCAATTTGATAACAATTTTGATGATTTTGGTAATATTGATTTAAACTCGAATCCTGCCAATGTCAATGAGAAATACATGAAAATTAAAATTTCTAATTATGAGTATGACGATGAAAAAATAAAAAATTTATATGACACAGAATTTAAAAGTTTTAATGTAACTACAAAACAAACGGTTGGTCAATCTTTCGAGGATTTAAAAACCTCATATGACGCCGCCGTTACTAAAAATTCCGAGCTTCAAAAAAACCTATCTGATTTATTATCGACATCCGAATCGAATGATGCTAATGCAGATATTCAAGCTCAAAAAGATTTAATAATAAATTTAAGAATCCAATTAGGACAAGGAAAAATCGCAGCAGATTTTGGGGACGATTTTCCATATGAACCACAATAATATGGCATATCCATTTTTAACAATTTCATCCAACTTGAAAGAATTGAACACTGGCTCGTTCTATTCTGATAAAGATTTATCCACATTTTATGTTAGTCAATCGACTGATAACTTCTTTGGTGCCTCGGAACAGGATGTTATTGAATTTTCAACATATGATATATCCGGAAATTTAAATTCGTGGAAATTCATATCGAAAGAAGATAAATATACTAATTTGGTAGGAAAGTATGTGGATGTAAATCAAAATCCTAAAGAATACTCATATCAAAAATTAATTCCAAACTACGTAATAAATGGAAATAAATTTATACTCGTTGATTCTTTAAATGATTTAAGTAATTCAGGAATTACTGGGAGCAATGTTGTAATTTATAACATGGTCAGAAACATGGCAGGAAATTCTGAGAATACCCTAATTGTTAAAGAAATTTCCGCAGATAGAAAAGAAATTCAATTAATTCCATCATTTGATACAATTTTAACAAGTAATTCCCATAAAATAGAAAATTTATATTACAATGCATTTTGTAGTAAATCCTTAGTTTTAAAAGATGTTACCGACTCTATTTTAAAGGGGTTGGAAAATTTAGAAATAACTAATATTTATTTAAATTTTTCAAAGTATAACATAGATGAATCAAAATTGATTAAATCATCGTTGGGATTTAATACCGATGCCGATGTTATTGGATTTTTAGATAAAATATATATTGGATTTATTTCCCAATATAAAGAAATAAATGGCGCAAGTGTAACTAAAAGATATGATGGAATAAAAACATATATCGCAAATTGGTTATATACCAATTACAATTCCATAATGTTAAGTGACGATTTAAAATATCAAATAGAAAATATTATTGAAAAATCGATTTCCTTAGAGTTGACCAAAATCAATTACAATGCTGCAAATTCTAAATTGGTAGAAACTATAATACCCATATTGAAGAAAATATTTTATGACACCTCCATTTCAAAAGATTTAGACAGTATAATCGAGGATTATAATTTAAAATATTATTCTTATTTAAAGAATGCTTTGAACTTTGGGAATAATAGATTTTTGCCAATATTAAATCATGGAATTTTTATAGACGAGTCTAATAAAGAAATTTTAGTCGTTAAACTTCTGGATTATCTTCCTGAAGACATCAATCTTAGAGATGTCTGTTGGATTTCAAACATTTCCACAGTGCCTACAATTCAAAAAGTCATTATTAATGTTCCAACCCCATCCAAAAAATACAAGATTTCAGGCCCGAATTTTAAAGTCAATGTCAATCAGAATTATAAATCAAAGCCCGTAGATTATAAGAGCAGGGAGCAGTTGCAAAATTCAATATTTTCAAATCAAGTTGAGTTCAATAAAAATTTAAATTCTTTGAACGTTAATTATTCCAATTTTAGCGAATTTTTAATTTTTTCCTCGGGACAACTTAGAATTCAGCTATTCAATAATAAATTAAATCAATTGAATTCTTTAAGTGCCTCTCTTAATTCCATTTCAGAAAAAGCTGCTTCGGCAGATGTCTTTATTAGTGCATCTTATCAATATGATTACACATTCACAAAAAATCAAATTGATTCTAT